GGCGACAGAGAGGACGCGAAAGTGAGAAAATCGTTGCTGACTATTTGGTACGTCATGGGTTCCACACCGCGCACACTACGAGCATGGCGGCTGCTGGTTCTGATGTTCTCGGCATTCCTGGCTTGGACATCGAAGTCAAAGGACGCAGAGACCTGGTCATCAGCGAAACTTTGGCTCAGCTCAAAAGAAGGCGACGTGAGACAGGGTTAGGCGTCGGAGTGCTTCGCATGAATGGGCAAGGCGAGAAGGCGATTGGCGATTGGGTCGCCATTTTGACGTTCGATGATCTTATCCACCTATTGAAAGCGGCAGGTTATGGAGCTCGATAAGCGAGTTCAACGTTGCCTAATGTGCGGAAAATGGGTTTATATGCGTGAGCTTTGCGAGGATTGCTATCCAAAAGACCTTGTGGCGTAAATCACTATCCATATAATGAGATTATCATGAAAGGTGCGTGCAAGATGCTTGACTTACGCGATACGCTTAGCGTGCCAACCCGCGGGGTCGGAGCCCGAGCGGGGGCTCTAGCGATCGGGCGACCTCTATTCATAATCCTTTTGGGATTATTTATCATTTCCTCAAATAGCGTGCAAAATGCTTATGCTTGGAAAAACCATTCTATGAATTTGAAGTTATATGCTCATAACCAGATAAAGGATTGGACTGAGTTCGAGTGCTACGTGGAGCTTATACATAGGGAGAGCACTTGGAACTACAAGGCTCGAAATGGCAGCCATTACGGACTAGGGCAGATGCGATCTACTTGGTATAGGGATCTCACACCTCGTAAGCAAATCAAAGCGCATCTCGACTATTTGGATCACCGCTATGACGGCTCAGCGTGCAAGGCACTTAGACACCTGATTCGTAAGGGCTGGCACTAATGGCTAGCTACTTGAAACGCAACGGATCAACGAGTCAATGGCGCAGGCTACGAAGCCAGATACTCAAACGTGACGGTTATATATGCTTTTATTGCGGTGGTGAAGCGACGACCGTTGATCACATAGTGCCGAGGTCGAAGCTCATCGATCAGAACGCGGATACTCCAGATAATCTCGTTGCTGCGTGTGCGAAATGTAATTATTCAAAGGGGGGTAGGTTTTTTGATAAGCCGCCGACACCATCGACCCCCCTGGGCTCTTTTACCTCTCAAACGGCTACGATCGTCCACTACGGCGAGGAATCGGGCTTGCAAAACCTAGATGGGGAAGCTTCGTGAGCAATCTGGACTTATCGACAATAAGGGGTGTTACAGAACCGCGAATCCACTCCAAAACCCTAGATTTACCCTCTCGCGGTCAAGAAATGATCGACTTCTGCCGCGAAATCGGCTTCCCCTTGCTTCCTTGGCAGGAATGGGTAGCCACGGAGTCGCTCAAAGTCAAAGAAAACGGACGTTGGGCTTATCCGCTCAATGGGCTTCTCATAGCCAGGCAATCAGGCAAGACGACTTTTATGATCCTTCGCATCCTTGCCGGAGCGATGTTATTCGAGGACGATTTACAAATCGGAACGGCTCACACAATCTCGACCGCCCGGGAATCCTTCAAGCGACTCGTGGACATAGTCGAAAGCTCCAAACTTGCCGGCGAAGTGAAGAAAATCCGGTGGGCGAATGGCGAACAAGAGATCCAATTCATGAACGGAGCGCGGTACATCTACCGAGCGAGCAATAACGCGACTCGCGGTATCTCAAAGCCCGAAGCCATCCACCTCGATGAGCTTCGCGAATATAAAAACGAAGCAACCTGGGCATCGATTCGCTATACGCTCCAGGCAGCGAGGAATCCGCAGACCTGGATTTACTCGAACGCCGGTGACGCCTCATCGGTAATCCTGAATTCGTTGCGTGAACGCGCTCTCGCCTCTCTAAGCGGTTCAGGTGACGATATCGGTTGGTGGGAGTATTCGGCGCATCCTGATACTCCCATCGACGGATCCATGACCATGTGGAAAGGATTAGCGCAGGCAAATCCATCGCTCGGTTATACGATCCATCCTGAGAATCTCAAAATGGCTCTCAATGATCCACCGGACACGATTAGAACCGAAATGCTTTGCCAATGGGTGACGACTTTGAATGGTGCGGTTGACCCTGATCAATGGGAAACCTGCCGCGATGAGAAGATTGTGCTGGATCCTCAAAAGACCACGTGGCTTGGTATTGATCTCAGCCCCAGTCGCCAGGAAGCGGCTTTGGTTGCGGCTCAAAAGCTCGATGGCGACCGATTCGGTGTCGTTCTGTTGCAGACATGGAAGGGAGATTTGGCTCTCGACGATAAAGCCCTGGCGAACGACATCGCGCCGTGGGTTCGAAAGTATCAGGTCGAGACGCTTGCTTACTCGAAGCAAACCGCATCCGCGATCGCGGTTCGACTCATCCCAGCCGGTATTCCGGTTCATGACGTCGATGGCAACGATTACATGCAGGCGTGTGACGAATGGTCGGGAGCCATCAATTCAGGCAGGTTTAGGCACTCAGGTCAGGAGGAATTTACGAAACAGGTGCTTTCAGCCGTGAAGTATCAACGTGGGGATTCTTCATGGGTTATCGGTCGTCGGGCATCCAGCGCCACCGTCTGCGCTGCCGTTGCGTCAGCCCTGGTCACTCACTTCGCGACTCGGGTTGACGACGGGATCGACATCGTCGTAGGCTGAACGCGCTTGATCCGCTCCCGGAGTCAGATACTCCAGGAAACGCGACCGCCGGTTTTGGACGCCGGCGGTTTCGTTTATTAGACGGTCTTTCGTGCTAGAATTATCCATCAATGGGCGTCCTATCCGATTTATTCGGCACTCCAAAACAAGCTAACGACGTAGTTGACGTTGCAGCTTCTCTCGCACCTTTCTACGTCAACCAAACCGCACTCAATATCGCAGGCGGCACGATCAGCGTTCCTCGCGCATCCGCTTTATCAGTTCCGGCAGTTGCACGCGCTAACGGAATCATCACCTCAACGGTCGGATCGTTACCAATTGAAAAATTCAATGATGCAACAGGCTCACGCATTCCGGTTGAGCGATCATTTCGACAACCAGATCCTCGCGTTCCTGCATCGTTGATTTATTCATATCTTGCCCAAGATCTTTGGCTCTTCGGTGTCGCTTACGGTCAGGTTCTCGACATGTATGCCGCTTCGGATGGTGGTCGCGTCCGTCAATGGACTCGCATCGATCCCACCTGGGTTAGCGTTCGAACGAATCCTCTTGGCACAGAAGTAATCGGATATACCGTCAACGGACAGAACGTTCCGATGACCGGTGTCGGTTCAGTAATTGCGTTTTACAATCTTGCAGACGTTGGAATCTTGAATCGTGCCGGTCGCACTATCAGAGCAGCGATTGAATTAGAAAAGGCTGCCGAAATCTACGCGAAAGAACCGCTCCCAACGATGGTTCTCAAATCGACCGGCACGAACCTACCTTCCGAGCGCATCAAAGCACTTTTGGAGTCATGGAAAGTTAGCCGTCAAAATCGCGCAACCGCTTTCCTCAATGCTGACGTCGAATTGCAGGCTTTGGGCTTTGATCCTAAGCAACTTCAACTCAGCGAGGCTCGTCAATACATCGCTCTTGAATTAGCGCGTCAATGCGGAATCCCTGCATATTTCCTTAGCGCAGAATCTACCTCGATGACCTATTCAAACGCTACATCAGAGCGTCGTTCTCTTATAGACTTCTCGCTTCGACCGATTCTCACCGCAATCGAATCGCGTTTATCGATGGACGACTTCACGCCGGCAGGCACTCGCGTTCGTTTCGACCTAGATGATTTCCTTCGTGGAAATCCTTTGGAGCGAGCACAGATTTATCAGATTCTCACCGGCATCGGAGCGATGACCGTGGAGGAAGTCAGGAAAGCAGAGGATCTCTTAGGATGAAGATCAATTTCCCAATGACCATCACGGCGGCAGACGTCGAGTCACGCACGCTCACCGGTCGGATCGTTACATGGGGCGAAGAAGGCAATACGTCAGCCGGACGCACCATTTTCAGCGAGAATTCAATTCAGTTCGGAAAGAATGTGAAGCTTTTGCTAGAGCATGAGATGAGCAAGCCAATCGGCAAGATGCTCAGCGCAGAAGTTACCGATACCGGCATCGAAGCCAAGTTCCGACTGGCAAATACAACCGTCGCATCAGATGCCCTCGTCGAGGCAGCCGAAGGACTCAGAGACGGCTTTAGCGTGGGTGTGAAATTGAACGATTGGGCGAATCAAGATGGCGCGATGGTTATTTCATCCGCAAAGCTCATCGAAGTCAGCCTGGTCACAGAGCCAGCAATCGATTCAGCGCGAGTCGCTGAGGTCGCGGCAAGCGACGAACAAGTTTCCGAAGAGGCATCCGCTTCTGAGGATCAACCAACAACACAAGGAGAACAAGTGTCCGACACTACCGTTCCAGCTCCTGCCGTCGAAACGGTAGAAGCACCGGTGGCAGAGGTTCAGGCTAAGTCTGCACCTATGTTCACCGCTCCTCGCGTGAATCTCAACGTCACCGCAGGACAATACGCACTCGCTCAGGTTCGCGCTTCACAAGGCGACACCGACGCACGCGATCTCGTTGCAGCACTCGACATCGCTACCGTTTCCGAGAACACCGGAATGGTTCCACCAAACTATCTTCGCGACATCATCGGCGTCATCGATGATTCACGTCCGTTCATCAACTCCATCGAGCGCGCAGCCCTTCCAGCGTCCGGCATGAAAGTGTTCACGCCTAAGCTCGGCGCACAGGCGACCGTTGCAGTTACCGGTGAAGGCGTTGAGTTCGATTCAACCGACACAGTCGTAACCTTCCAAGAGGACACCATCGTCAAGTTCGCAGGTGCAAACATCATCAACGTCGAGCTCGTGGATCGTTCAGACCCATCGTTCGTCGACTTGCTTCTCCGCGAGCTTGCCGCGTCCTACGCACAAAAGACCGACGCTTATGCAGCTCAGATCGCATCGCAGAACGCATCCGCTTCCGATGCAACCACAATCTACGGCGCAATTGCAAAGGGTATCGCTGACTCCTATGGAGTCATGCGCTTTACACCAAGCAATCTTCTCGTCGCGAACACCGGCGGATCCGAAGGAATCGACTTTGCTGGTTTGCTCGCAGCAGTAGATGATTCAAAGCGTCCGCTCTACGCAGCCGCACTTCCAGACAATGCAGCAGGTCTCATTACCCAGGCTTCAACGGCTGGAACCGTCGCAGGACTTCGTTTGGTCGTCGATCCTAACTACACCGGTGACGATACAAACACCAAGCACGCTCTCGTTTACCCATCCGCAGCAATGCGTTTCCATGAGTCCGGCACAGTCCAGATTCGTGCGAACGTCGTCGCAAACGGTCGTATCGAGGTCGGCATTTATGGTTACGTCGCAGTAGTCAACCGCTACCCATCGGCGTTCCGTAAGCTCACCGTTACACCGTAGTCAATCAATAGTCCTGGGTGGGTGTGATCCCGAGCCCACCCAGGATCCCTAATCGAAAGGAGCATCCGTGCCGACAATCATCAGCGTAGGTCAATTACGCGCCGTCCTCGGTGTCTCCGTTTCGCTTTACTCGGATCCTATTTTGGAGGACGTCATCGATACGGCTGAAAATGTCGTGCTTCCGATGCTCGTCAAATACTCCAGCCCGATTCGTTCGGTCGAATTGCAAGACAACCAAGCCATTTTTACCTTCGACGCCGTTCAGGTGTTCAACGAAGGTCAGAGCGTCGTCATCGCGAATGCCGGCTCACCTTTCAACGGCACTCACACCGTTCTCGCAGACGGTCTTAGCGATACGACCTTCCGTGTGGCGATCACTAATGCCGACATCGCAAAACGAAACCTTATTCCGGCTGGAACTGCGACCCTGAGTGGCGCGAGCACCTACGTAGGCGTTCCAGAGGTTGAGTCGGCGGTTCTAGCGGTCGCCACCGAGGTTTTCCAATCACGCAGCGCAGTAGGCGGTCAGATCGAAGGCGTCGATTTTCAGGTAACGCCATTCCGGCTCGGTCGAAGCCTATTCAACAGAGTTTCAGGGCTTCTCGGTCGTCACATCGATCAGGAGTCGATCGCCCTATGACCATCGCGACCGAGGTTCGCGCCGCGCTCAAATCCTCGCTCGCTGCGGTTCCTGCCAATATCTACGATCACGTTCCCGAGGCTCCCCAGGTTCCTCACGTGTCGTTCGTTCCCGATGATCCATATTTGGAAATCGAAACAATCGGCAAAGCAACCCTGAGATTACGCGTCAATATGGTTCTCGCCGTTGGCGTCAACTATGCGAGCAACGCAGCCGCACTCGATAACCTGGAACAACTCATCACTAGCGTTCTGACGAATCTGCCATCCGGCTATATCGTCGGAGAGGTCAACCGACCAACAGTCACACAGGTTGGATCTGCAAATCAGCTCGTCGCTGATATTCGGGTTTCAACCTATTTCCAAAACTAAGGAGCAGAAATGCCTACCGCCGTAATTACCGGTCGCGATGTTACCTTCACTATCGGTGGTAACAATTTCGACGCTCAGGCGACCTCAGCCG